TGTTCTGAGATTAGGCGTTCATATAAGATATGGTAAATTAGAATTTACTATTGGTGACGGACTACAGAAATTATCTTTGACAGATAATTATCAATTTTCAGACGCAACGCTTTCATCAGAAGGCGGCATAATTATGTCAAACTTTCAATTCACCGCAGAATTGCGTGATAATGATACAGATAGCGGAATTGATACAATTGTGTTATCTTACAAAAATCCTGTTGCAACTGGTAAAACAGGAAATATCTCGTTTGATGTGTCATATGGAACATAATATGTTCTGTTATGTCTACTCAGATATTGATAAATTATATTACCAAAAAAAAAAATATCAAGTAAAATTTAACTTGCAAAAAAGTTTTTTTGTGCTATAATGAGTGAATGCTTTATAGATATCGCTATAGCACTTTTTTCAAACCATCACTAGCGATGCAGAATGTGCCTGGTGATAAATATTCGAGTATATTAACATAAAGAGAAGGCAAAAATGACCAAAGAGATATTCATTACTAAACGTTCCGGCACAAGGGAAAAACTAGATCTCGATAAAATGCATTTTGTAGTTGAAGAAGCCTGTAAAGGACTATCAGGCGTTAGTTCTTCACAGATAGAAATGAATGCAGATTTACAGTTCTACGACGGAATGACAACAGACGAGATACAAAATATTTTAATTAGAAGTGCTAATGATCTAATTTCACTTGAAACACCAAACTATCAATTTGCGGCTGCAAGACTACTTCTATACAGTCTACATAAAAAAGTGTATGATCAATATCAACACATGACTCTGTTGGAAATTATCGATAAGAATATCGAGCGTGGTGTCTACGATTCTGCAATTAAGGAAAAATACACAGCCACTGAAATTAAAAAAATGAATACTTGGTTAAAACATGAACGTAATGAAGATTTTACCTATGCTGGACTAAGACAGGTAGTAGACAAATATCTTTGCCAGGATCGATCAAACGGTGACATTTTTGAAACACCACAATTTATGTATATGATGATAGCGGCTACTCTTTTTGCTGACTATCCAAAGGAGACACGTTTATCATACGTGAAAAAATATTATGACGCGACCTCACTTTTTAAGATCAATATCCCAACCCCTGTCATGGCTGGAGTCCGCACTCCTATTCGTCAGTTCGCTAGTTGTGTTCTTGTTGATGTGGACGATACTCTTCCTAGTATTTTTAGTAGTAACAGTGCTATCGGTTATTACATTGCTCAAAGAGCAGGCATCGGTATTAATTCGGGCCGCATTAGAGCGATCAACTCTAAGATAAGAGGCGGAGAAGTAGCACACACAGGTGTTGTTCCCTTCTTAAAAGTTTACGAAGCAACTGTAAGAAGTTGCACACAGAATGGTGTGCGTGGAGGCAGTGCTACTACTCACTTCCCTATTTGGCATTATGAGATCGAAGACATTCTTGTGTTAAAAAATAATAAAGGCACAGAAGATAATCGTGTTCGAAAATTAGATTATTCAGTCCAACTTAATAAGTTATTTTATGAAAGGTTATTATCTAATCAAGACATAACTCTTTTCTCGCCACACGAAGTTCCTGAAGTTTATGATGCATTCTATTCCGGTAACAATGAAGTGTTTAAAGAGTTATATGAAAAAGCAGAAAGAAAAACTTCTATTCGTAAGAAAACTATTTCTTCTAGAGAACTATTTGGTGATCTATTAAAAGAGCGTGCTGAAACAGGAAGAATTTATATCATGAATGTTGATCATGTTAACAGCCATAGTTCATTTAAAGATCCAGTTTACATGAGTAATCTCTGTCAGGAAATTACACTACCAACTAAGCCTATCCAACACATTGATGATGAAGAAGGTGAAATTGCTCTTTGTATCCTTTCTGCTATTAACGTAGGACTTCTAAGTAATTTAGAAGAACTAGAAAACTTGTGCGACCTTGCAGTAAGAGCACTAGAAGAAATTATTGACTACCAAGGGTATCCTGTCAAGGCTGCTGAAATCAGCACCAAGGCAAGACGTTCGCTAGGTGTTGGTTACATTGGACTTGCACACTATCTAGCCAAGAACAAGGTCAAGTATAGTGATAAAGAAGCATGGAAGTTGGTGCACGAATTGTCAGAAGCATTCCAATATTATCTACTTGTTGCAAGCAATGAACTTGCTAAAGAGAGAGGAGCATGCGAAGGATTCCAACGCACTAAATACGCTGACGGCATTCTTCCAATTGACACATACAAGAAAGATGTCGATGATGTTATCAAGGCAAAATTACAATATGATTGGGATGATCTTAGGAAGGACATTAAGGAACACGGCCTTAGGCACTCAACGCTGTCCGCACAGATGCCATCGGAGAGCAGTTCCGTTGTGTCGAACGCAACAAATGGAATTGAACCACCTAGAGCATACTTGTCCATTAAGAAAAGTAAAAAAGGGCCTCTTAAACAGATTGTTCCAGGCTATCAGCAACTAAAGAACTTCTATACACTGCTTTGGGATATGCCAAGTAACGAAGGATACATCAATATCGTTGCCGCTATGCAAAAGTTCTTTGATCAGAGTATTTCTGGTAATTGGTCATACAATCCAAAACAATTTGAAAATAATGAAGTTCCATTAAGTGTCATGATGAAGGACATGCTAACTACATACAAAATGGGTTGGAAAACAAGTTACTATCAAAACACCTATGACTTTAAAGGCGAGGAAGATCACATTCAACCAGCAGGATTGGAAGAAACCGTGGTTGACAAAGAAATTAACGGTGCTACAATAAATGGCACAAACACTAACAATTATGTAAACGGTCACATGAACGGCCATTCCGTTGCTGATGAAAGTGCAGTTGACGGTGAAGAATGTGAAGCCTGTAACATATAATGGATTATGACAAGAAAGAGAGAGAAACAAAAATTGACTAAAACAGTATTCAATAAGAAAAAAGTGGACTTCACGAAAGAATTTATGTTCTTCGGTGAAGAAGGTAACACACAACGGTATGACGTATTTCGTTATCCGGAGTATGACAAACTAAATCAAACAATGCTTGGATACTTTTGGAGACCGGAAGAAGTTTCTCTACAAAAAGACAGAGCAGACTATCAAGATTTTCGTGAAGAACAAAAACATATATTCACGTCAAATCTAAAGTATCAGACACTATTAGATAGTGTTCAAGGAAGAGGACCATGTCTTGCTTTCTTACCCTATTGTTCTAACCCGGAACTAGAAAGTTGTATTGTGTGTTGGGACTTCCAAGAAACAATTCATTCACGTTCATATACACACATTGTAAAAAATGTATATCCTGATCCAGCAGAAGTTTTTGATACTATTCTTGATGACAAAGAAATTATTGCAAGAGCAGAATCAGTGACAGAAGAATACGATAAGTTTTATAATGCCGCTAATGATTATTTTAACAAGGGCAAGGGAAATATCTATGAAGTCAAGAAGCAGTTATACAAGGCAATGATGACTGTAAACATTCTTGAAGGATTACGTTTTTATGTTTCATTTGCATGCACATTTGCGTTCGGTGAATTGAAACTTATGGAAGGTTCAGCAAAGATTATTTCATTAATTGCACGTGACGAAGCAACACACTTAAACTTATCAACACACATTTTAAAACACTGGATGAAAGGTGATGACGATCCAGACTTTGTTAAGATTGCAAAAGAGTGCGAAGAAGAAGTTTACGAGATGTGGCGCAAGTGTGTAGACGAAGAAAAACGTTGGGCAGATTATCTTTTTGCAAAAGGATCTCTAATAGGTCTTAATGCTAACCTACTTCATGCATATGTTGAGTTTATTGCAAACAAAAGGTTAAAAGCATTAGGTCTCAAAACAATTTACGATCGCCCATTAAATACAAATCCTTTACCATGGACAGATCACTGGTTAAGTAGTAGTGGCCTGCAAGTTGCACCACAAGAAACTGAAGTTGAAAGTTATATTGTTGGCGGTGTAAAACAAGACGTAGAAGAAGATACCTTTAAGGGATTCACGCTTTAGGAGTTTAGTATGTTCAAAGCCCAATTTAAAAAAAATTCCCCATATGAAGCATGGATAGTCATGGGGTCATATGGATCCGAAGCTCAAGCCATAAGTGCTGCTATTTCTAAAAAAAATGCAGGCGCCATTATGGTAAGGGTGATAGATAAAAAAGGGTCAACTGTTTACACAGGATAATTGATGATTGATAGTATAAGATACTGGATTTTAACACTAATTGATTGGAAGATTAGATTACTAAAAAAGTTTAGAAAAATAGTTTCCGGAGAATACAAATATGTATTTTCGGATAAGGAATTACAAAAACAAATTAACAGATGGAGACACACACGATGATTGAGATTTATGGAAAACCTATGTGTCCTTTCTGCGACAAGGCAAAGAATTTTTGCGAGACTCGCGGATTTAAATACACATACAAGTCACTAGGCACAGACTACACAAGAGAAGAATTAATGGAACAGTTTCCAAATGCAAGAACAGTTCCACAGATTGTAATTAACGGAAAGAAAATTGGTGGTTATGATGCTTTTACAAAATATGTAGATGACACAGGATTTAACGGAACAGGACACACATTATAATGTTAATCGAAACACCTTATAAGGTTAATGATGTTGTTTCTTTAAAACTTTCTAGCGGAGAGGAAATAGTCGGAAAATTAATAGAAGAAACATCAGATACTGTTACAATCGCTAAACCATTGATGTTAGCACAG